TTCAGCGGCTACACGCTCTTGCTCGGCCTGACCTTTAAGCATCGACTCCTGGTCTTTACCAGCTTCAAGTGTTCCATAAACTTGAACGGCTGTGCCTACTGCTATTAAACTTGCTACTATTGCAAACATTTAAATAACCTCTTGCTCTACTAGAGCTGCTTCTATTTCATCAATATCTGTTAATTTTGTTGGGAAAAATCCAATCCAAGTACACCCTGTCTCGCTATATATCACACGCTTAGTTCCTGGCACTGTCTCACCCAAGTACGGAGCTACAATCTTTTCTCTTTCGTGAACACTGGATACTTCACACTCCCCAGATACCACGCTAAACAGGTGCTTACTTTTATGCAAAGCTCCTACAACAATACTACCAGCAGGCATTACCATCTCTCTAGCATACATACCGTCAGAGAAATGGTGTCTTGTTACTACATCTGCCTTTGGAAAATCCTTCATTATTTCTTGTAACTGGTAAATACTATCTTGCGTTACAACATCATTCACGAAGACTCAACCTCATACTGTATGGCTTGTAGGTGGAACGGTGTAGCGTCAGGTACTGTGATCTCTGCAACCACTTCTGTATCCCAACCATTACCACCTCTATTGTCTTCTATAATACCAGTTCTAGGAGTAAATGGGGTATTTAGTGGAGTATATGGAGCCTCGCCAAACTGCCTAATAGCAACAGGATTTCCATCAATGTAGATGCCAGCACTCTCATGCACACGCAAGTTCATGTTGGTAATCTTCTTGCGCTTCATTACGTTTTGCCCACCACGGGTACCAGGATTTGTATTAAGCGGCATACCCTTAACCTTCACAGGGAAGTTATATCCAACTTCAATGCTTCTACTGCTAAAGCCCTCTAGCTCTGCGGCAGTAATAGTAATATCACCATTAATGCCAGTACATTCACGGTCTGGAAGAACATCACCGTCTGCAAGGACTTGAACAGTAGAGCCAGATAGGTGAGGAGCAATAGACACAACAACGTCACCGCCAGTAGCGTCAACTGTTTGCTTTGCACTTCCATCTAACATGCTATTAAAGTCCCAACGCTCCAAATAGTTTTTACTGCCACCAGAAGCTCCACTAGGGTTTCTGCTTGCTATGACATACAACTCATTATCAACCGTACAACATGAGTTCAACTGATCGTTACTGCTAGGAGTCCAGCGCGTAAATCCATTTATGTCTTGGTTACGCATAGTGTTCAGTACAGCAGCATTGCCACTTTGGTCAATAATAAATACCCAGTTTGCATCTTCTGTCGTAGAGCCTTTTAATATTGCCATATCCCTTGGATTGCTAATTAACTGTGATGACAATACAGATATGTCATTAGATGTATAAGCATCCTCGTTAAAGCTAAACAGGTATTGACGCAGTGTGTTGCCATTCTTATCAACAAACAAAGTTGCGCCATCAATAGACTGAACCTCTAAAGGATATGAGCCATGCTGTGTTTGAGCAACAACCTCAACAGTAGATGGCGTAGCCCCCTTGAGTAAGAACTCAGCACCAGCACAAAATATCTGCAATCCTCGGTCTGGGTTAATATCGACAATGGTTGTTAGTTCACGAGAATCAATAGTGACAAAGATTCCTTCATCGTCTTCACCCCGCTTAGAAAAGAAATCAAAGAAAGCTCCAGCCCTACTTGCCAGTATGCTTTGTGGCTTAGACTTAGTTCCACCAAACCACAGGCGACCCTCGTTAAATACGCCAATTTTTGGGAAGCCTCTAGTTGCACTCCATACATCTTCTGTTCTAGGAGTTCCTGGAGTATCTAACGCAAATCCAATAGTATCACTAGTGTCGCCGCTTGTAGCAAATCCTGCAAACAATCCATAGCTATTAGCAGACTCTCCAGACATAGTAATTGTAAAGTCGTGTGCATTGCTTTTTTCTACTGTTATCCCAGTAAAACCAAATACAGGCATATCTTGCAGTCCTTGTCGCATATTAGCAGCAGTAGAATTTGCTTGATCTCCTGCGGTAGAGCCTGCAAAAGTAATGTCCTTGCTCAGTACGCCATCAACATCTAGTTGATATGTTTGTCCTGCATGAAACCCAGTAAAGGTTGCCGTTTGAACAGCAGCCACAGGTATAGGGCTAGAAGCATCATTGTAATCATACTGAGGGATATTAATAAAAGTCTGAATGTTGCTTTCAAAAGCATTAATGCCATCAGTACCGTCGAACACAATCTTGTAGGGATAGTTATCCTCTTGAAACAAAAGCATTACGTTTTCTGTTTGTGCAACTCTTACACTACCTATCTGAGATGCAGTAGGGCCACCGTATGCCCCAGTGTAAGGCACTGGAATGTCGGCAACATAATCTGTTGTACTAACATTGAAATGCGGTGTACGATAAATGCGTAAGTTGTATTGGGTTAAGACACATACAAAGCTGTGATCTGGCGCGTACTGCCACTCAAAAACCTTTGGAGAGATGTTTACACCNCCTGCTACATGAGCATTAAACTCGCCAATGTTGACTTTATAATNTGCTGTATTGCCTAGATTTGTAGTAATTCTCCAGTAACGATTATTGGCATCAGAAAGTGATGTAACGTCATAACGCTTGCTAACACCCCCCACCCCAGGATCGCTTGAAATTGAAAAGGTTTCCCAGTCAGTCCATGATGATCCATTGGCTGAATATTGCAATGTCAGGGTTTTACTTACATCTACTGTGGTATTTTGCTTTGTTAGAAATGCGTTTTCAATAGAAATAAATTCAGGAACATAGGAAACAAAGTCATATTCAGCAACAACAAAAGGGCTTGCAGCAACGCTATAGTTTGTCGATGCACCAGTTAAAGGATCGCCATCATTTATAGCGCTACCAGTTCCACCATTAGGCATGGTCGGAGTAACATTAGTTTGACGAGTAAGAGGACTTAAAACACCATCAATGTTCTCTAGTCCAGGTCTACGCTTAACGCCACCTTGAGGTACAATAACAACGCCTTCGCATTGTTGTGCCCCTTTGTAGTATTGATCAAGATCNGTACGGCCATTTAGTAGAGGTGACAACTCACCACTAGCAAAGCTGGTTTGCATGAATTGTGACTTAGGCATTAGAACCTCACGTTAATAAATGGACGATCCTGGATAGCTACTTGCGGGTGTTGCTGTGAGTCAGTGAAGCGAGCCATACGACTAGCGTTTAAATACTGGTTAGCCAGTAGTTGCATTGCAGAAGCACTGTCACGAATAGAAGGAGCAAAGTCCATAGCCAATGCGTACTCAATCATTTTAGAAAAATACACAGGCCATTCAGATTCTGAAACATTAGCAATGTAATCGCAATATAGCGAACCACTATAGTTACAGTAAACTTTGTCACCAAGAATTTGATAGTTAATGCTAGGGCTTAACTTAATAAGATTTAGCATATTAGTCGGAAGCTGGTAGATAGATGACCATTCAGTGCCAATAGGTACCTCAGTAGTCAAAGATAGTTGAGCTTGCCTGCGAGCAAAACCCCAACGGAATTTGGATATTTCATTCTGCACAATATTGTCGTACAGATTGTTGGCCACAGTCTCAGCGCGAGTGTTGCCTGATAAAGATGTTACAGGCAGATCGCCAATTAGAATGAGAGCATTAGAAATTAGCTGTATCTTGCTTGCCATAAAAAACCTTTATTGGTAAAGAAAGGGGCCACCAGAGCAACCCCATTCAGTTTTACTACTTAGTCGGTAATTGTAGTGCCAGTAGCATGATTAACTACGCCTGCAGTAGAAATACTCTTAACGTATGTAATGTGAACATACGAAGTACCAACCTGACGAGCAATGTTAATCATATCGCCTTTTTGAAGAACGTCAGCAGCTTCATTGAAGTATCCGACAACTTTCAGCACTGGGCCGTTAGCGTCTGTGATAAGCTCAGAAGCATTGTATGACCAGATAGTACCGCCATCTCCAGTACCGCCAATGCGAGACAGATTTTGTAAATTATAAGCCATGATAATATTCCTTATGCAGTTTTGTCGTATTGAACTTTAACGATACCAAGACCGTCACGAGAAACAGCGCCAGCCTTCAGCATACCGTTACACAACCAAGAAGTGCGATCAGCAATCCAATCAACGTCAGTCTTAATGTCGATACCGATTGCAAGACCAACAGCGTCCTGAGAG